ATGTTTGCTAATGCTAGTTCCTTCGATAAAGATATAAATAGTTGGGATGTATCAAATGTAACAACTATGCAACGTATGTTTAATGGAGCATCAAAATATAATCAACCAATGAGCAATTGGGATGTATCAAAAGTTACTAATATGAATTATATGTTTGCTGATGCTAGTTCCTTCAATCAAGATATAAATAGTTGGAATGTATCAAATGTAACAACTATGCAACGTATGTTTAATGGGGCGTCAAAATATAATCAACCAATGAGCAATTGGGATACATCGAACGTAATTAATATGAATTATATGTTTTTTAGAGCAACATCATTTAATAATGGAGACCCAAGTGGTAATTCTACAAAACCTTTAAATTTTAATACAACTAATGTAACAACAATGGATTCTATGTTTTCATATACTAGTTCCTTCAATCAAGATATAAGTGGTTGGAATGTATCAAAAGTATCTGTTATGAGATTTATGTTTGAAAATTCAGCTGCCTTTAATCAAAATATAAATAATTGGGATGTATCAAATGTTACTCATATGAATTATATGTTTTCTAGTGCATCATCATTTAATAATGGAGGCGTTGATATGGAATTTAACACAACTTCATTAGTAAATATGGATTCAATGTTTAGAAATGCAACAAGTTTCAATGTTGAATTAAAACAATCAGGATCAGGAGTATGGGATACTTCAAAAGTAACTAATATGAATCACGTCTTTGCAGGTGCTACTAATTTTAATAATGGAGACCCAAGTGGTAATTCAACAAAACCTTTAAATTTTAATACAACTAATGTAACAACTATGGCTCATATGTTTGAAAATGATACCGCTTTTAATCAAGATATAAGTAGTTGGAATGTATCTAATGTTGTAAATATGAAATCTATGTTTCAAAATTCTGACGCTTTTAATCAAAATATAAGTGGTTGGAATGTTGATTCTCTATCAGGCACTAGTGCTATACAAAATACAGAAGAAATGTTTGAATTTAATGATAAGTTTCTGCAGGATTTAAGTGGTAATTGGAATGTAACAGGTATATCATTTAATGATATGTTTAATGGTTCAATTATGACAAGTGACAAATATCCAACTGGATATATTCCATAATTTTAATTAAACCCCTTACTAAACTTCAAATTAGGAATTCCCTTCTTCATTCCTCCTCCTCTCTTCGCTGAACGTGCTTTTTTCTTATCTTCATTCATCTTTTTATAGTCATAAGTTTTTTTACTTAACACTTTTAAATTATCAACATCTAAATTGATGTCAGTAACGAAATATCCTCTTTTTTGATAAACCCCCAATCTCTTTTTCCCTTGATTTTTAAACACCGAAAAATTATCAACAATATCAACAATCTTTGGATTTAAATTCTCGTGCTTCTGCCTCATAATCCTACCAATGGTTTGAATAATATCACTCTTTGGACTCGCCATAATTAATGTATTCAAACTCTTAATATCTAAACCCTCTTTTGCCATTGAATATGTCCCCAAAATTAATTGCTTACCCTCAGACTCTTTCCTACCTTCCTCCTTCATACCACCAATATAATAACCAACAGAACAATAATCGTGTTCCGTAATTATATCATAAATATCCTTCAATTGTTGCTTCCTATCACTTAATAATAAAATTTGCCTTTCATTATGTTCGTTCAATGTATCAACAATTAATTTGATTATAGCATATGTTCGCACCTTGAAGTAAGCCAAATTATTAATCATAGTCGACATTAAAACTCGTCCCCTGAAATCAACCAATTCACGTTGATATCCTTCATCTTTACTATGAATAATAATACGCTCAACATCAACATCATTATCATTCTTCACCTTCATAGAAAAAATAATATCATTGATATGCCATTTTAAAACCTTAGTAAGTCCATCTGGACGAGTTGGTGTTGCGGATAATCCAAGCATATACTTAGAATTAATCCTAAATAATGACCTTGAAAATTTCTCAGATGATATTCGATGACATTCATCAATAACTACATGACCAAAACAATCAAAAGCATTAAATGGAAAATCCTTATTCCATAAGGTCTGCAACATACCAATAACAATATCCTTTCCTTCAACATCATATTTATCACCCTGAATAATCCCAATCTTAGCATCAGGCAAACTTTGATTAATTCTCTCAATCCATTGATTTAGAAGAAACTCTTTATGAACTACCACCAAAGTCTTTTTCTTTAACTGTGATATCAAATAACAAGCCAAAATTGTTTTTCCAAATCCACATTGTAAATGAAGAATTCCACCACCTACTTCTTCATATTTTTTCAAAGCAATTTCAACAGGCTTTAACTGTCTCTCAAATAAATTAAATGCAAAATTCACATTTATATCTTGTCCCTCTGGAATATTATTAATTTCTGGTTTTCCAAAATTCTTAATCCCATAAAATTTTGGCAAATAAAATTTATTCTTATTTTCAAGAAATACATTGAAAGATGTAATATTATCATTAAAATCATTATTCATATTCGGCTTAACATTCAAATCTTTTCGTATTTTCTCTATCTCTTTTTCTGTTAAATATTTCTTTCTCACAATATATCCACGTTTTCCTAAATATGTTTTGACATCTGTTTTTTTTAAACTCATTTAAGTAATTATTTTTAGTAATTATCATTTAAATCTTTTAAATTAACAACAAAAAAAAAATATATTATAGAATATAATGCCTGGTAAAAATATGCTTTCCGTAGCCTATGAAAAATTACACAAATGTTTATCATTTGTCGAACACCCAGTTTTAAGAACTGTATTACTTGTTGTATTAGTAGTTTTCAATTCTGGATTACTTCCAATGGTTAATATGGAAGTCGCCAAAGTTTTAAGACTTGGTGTCGTAAGATTACTTGTTGTTGTTGTTATCGCTTTATTCAGTATGAGAGACCCTGTTCTCGGCATCTTATTAGCAATGGCTCTTATCACATCTACTATGGGAAGTGGTATGGAAGGTATGACAAACCAAGAAGAACAACATGGAACTAATCCATCTCTTGGAAGAGCAATGGAAGTCAATATGGATTCTATGCCATCCGCCAGTCCAGGACAAAATAGCCCAATGAATATGGGAAGACCAATGCAAGATGCTATGATTGAGAACATGACCAACCAAGGCGAAGAAGAAGAAAAAATGGAACAAGAAAAACAACACGAAAACTTTGACAACAGAGATATGAATAATTCCGTTCAAGGCTTCAATGTCAATCCAGACTGCACTGATGGCAATGGAAGCCTTCAATGCACCCCAACTCAAACTTTTAACCAATCTATGAACGCACAAGGTATGATGACATCAGCACCACAAGGTATGTCTTGCCCTGGTATGGGAAGCCCTTGGTAAATTTATATACATTGATTAGTTCTTTTTAACTTAAAATAATATTATTTAATTTTAATAATATTATGGAAAATAAAAACATTAGTGATATTGTTATAAATGTTAAAGATAATTTATTTTGTGGAAACGATTGTTATTTATCAATCGCATTTCATCCATCTATTATAGAATATAAATTAGAATTATATTGTGATGATAACTGTTTTATATCAAATGGCTCAATCGAACAAAATGACGAAAACTTAGAACATATCTTTTTATATAAGATTGATATAGGAAACAACTATTTCCTAAAAATTGATTATAAAAAAAATAAAAACACGTCAAAACGCTTCCATAAATTTATTTATCCAAATGATTATTTAGAAGATAATATCAACATAACAATTAACAAAAAAAATAATATGGAAGAACAGTTCAAAAAATTCTTTGATGATATTTATAATGAAGATAATGAGGAACAAGAAGATTTTTTCTGTTTTTATGATGGAGACGATGATGATGATAGTGATATGTTGCACTATAAAGTTATAAATGACGAAAATCAAGAAGATATTGAATATTGTAATTATAATATTGATAATGAAGAAGAACAAGATGACCTAGATAGCATCAATGAAATTATCTAAATCCTCATCCTTCTTATTATTTTTCGCACGGGCATTCCGTTGCGGTTGTGAATTGCCATAAAATGTTGGTTCGTCATCATCTTCATCATCAGATGCTATACCAGTTAGCTCGGCAATACTCACTATTTTCTTATCTTTCTTGGCTTCCTCTTCTGGTTGTTCCAAGAGTGAATAATCAAAATTGAATGCGTCTGTATTTACTTCGCCTTCAATTACAATCCGCGGATTTCCACTATCCCCGTAAGTATTCTTTGTGATATGATCGATTTCCCAATCCTTATATACACGTTGAATATCCATAAATCCAATTGTATCATCATAAGAAACCATAACAATTTTGTCTAAGGTAACCCTTTCAAATTGTCTCATTTTCCTACTACCCCTTAATGAAGCAGTATGAGACCTCTTCTTCTCTTTCCAATCAGAATCAATAATTTGAATTTCAAAACGCTTATTTCCATATACTTTTGTGACTTTACCATAAAATTCACCCATTCCACTGTTAGCACAGTAAATGTTTTTAGGATTTTTACGGTCTTCGCCACCATTATTACGGTTGCGTTTCATATGTTTATGTTTACCACCTTTACGATTAATAGTCATATTCAATTCCAGGTAATGAATATCATAGATTTTTTTTTTTTCAATTTTTTTTTTCCTTAGTTTTTATAATAAAAATAAAAATATTTTTAACAATCTAAAAGCAATTCATTATTAGCCTTCAATTCATTGAAACTTTGTTCAATATCCTTAACAAGATCAAGTAAATAATCAATTTTCTCAATAAGATCCTTTTTTTTCTCTTCATCTTCTTCCTCTTTAATTCTAACTAAATGAATACTTGTTCCATCAGACAGACCAAATTCAATAAGTTTCATTTCATTCTTCATTTCCTCTCCACAAAAGATTAAACGTTGTTCTGAAATTGGAATATCAAATAACCCTGAAATTAATTTCTTTAAACGTAATACAGTATCAGTTGGTACATCAACCAATACTCTATCACTTTCTCCTTCCAAAGTCTTAATAGATAATTGTAAATAAGAATTTGACATAATAAATTCAATATTTAATAGTTTATAAATAAAAAAAAATCAATTTTTTTATTATATATGATTACTATTCAATACACAAAAGATAATTTCGTTATTCACAGAATTTTCGAAAATTTAGATAAATTAAAACTTTTTACTATTTATGACTTGAAAAAAAGATTAAAAAACTTCAATCCAATATACATTAAACGTCAATCATTATATAATACAACAACATTAGAATGTGGTGATGATGAAAGTCTCAATAAATTTCACTTTGAAATTCTTTATTATAATATTTAGAACAAATAACCTCTCTTCTTATTCTTCTTACCAAACTTCAACAAATCCTCATAATAATCTATTTTTAAATATAAATTCATCATTTTATCAGCCAAATTCTCTTGATCTTTTTCAAAACTAGCAATTTTTATCTCAGCCCATTTTTTATAATCGTTTAACTCATCAACCTTCGCTGATAGATTTAATATAATCTTATTTTTATTAGAAACATCTGTTCTCATCATCATTAATTTACTTTCTAACCTATTTCTTTCTTCTCTCAAACTCTCATTATCATATCTTAATACACTCATATCACTAGCCATTAAAATATCACATTCGATCCCACAATCCTTCTTTTCAACTACCTTAAACGTTTCCATATAATCTCTCATCTCTTTCCTATATGCCTTATAATCAGCCTTTATTCTTTCATATTTATTTCTCCAAGAATTTTCATTTGAATTGTCATCTACAATGTCATTTGAACCTTTTGTTTTCAGGTTTTTTATTTCATTTTTAAGTTCATCAATTTCTTTTAATAGATTTACTCTATCATTCATTTCAGCACTTTTTTTTTTCAAATATATACTCTTGAAAAATTTTGTAAGTATTATGGCACTTCGTTCTTCATTACATATATTAACGAGTCTTGTGAAATTTATTTTTAATATTAGTTTATGTAATAAATTTGTAATTTTTGTTATTCCTTT